GCTGACTCGGTGCGATGCAACATCGGAGGTGGGTCTATCTGCTCTACTCGTGTTCAGACTGGACACGGAGTGCCGGGACTGCATACGATCCTTGAATGCGCCAAAACAGACAGAGACGTGAAGATCATTGCTGATGGCGGTATCAGAAACTCTGGCGATATTGTAAAAGCATTCGCCGCAGGTGCTGACGCTGTGATGGTAGGTTCTTTGTTGTCTGGAACAGATGAAACCCCCGGAAAGGTGCTTGAAGAGTCAGACGGCACTCGCTGGAAAATGTATCGTGGTATGGCGTCGAAGGAAGCACAGATCGGCTGGCGTGGAGAATACTCATCAAACGAAGGTGTTAGCGCAAGAGTTCCTTATCGTGGATCTGTATCAAAGATCTTCGAGGACTTAAAGAACGGCATCAGGTCAGGACTATCTTACAGTGGTGCTCGCTCTATTTCCGAGTTTGCTGCGGTAGCAGAGTTTATGCGTCAAACAAACTCTGGTTTATCCGAGAGCGGAACTCATATCAGGAGCCGCTCGTGGTAGAAGACATCGGAGAAATAGAATACGGCAAACTTACAAAGAAAGTTGTATTCACAGAGACTGATCATCGCCACGCACAACTTATCATAAGGTTAAAGCACGACGATATAAAACAGTCAGACTTTCTGAGAGCAATGATAACTGGATACTTAAAACAAGATGAAAGAATATTAAGTTTTGTTGATGATCTAAAAACCCAGTCTGTTAAGAAGCGAACAAAGTCAAAGAAGTTGATACAAAAAGGAAAAGAAACAATGGAAGATGCTGGGTTTTCAGAAGACCAACTTGAAGACTTGTTTGACTTAATAGCAGAGGAGCATCCAGATCTATGAATAGCGATGGGTTAAAGGCGTGCTCGCGAGTGTGCTTGGAATTAAATGAAAGTTGTCCGAATGATGATTGCAGAATGTGGATAGACTACGAAGACGAAATGAACTGTTCACTGATATCTATCTATCAGAACGGACCAATGACTTTAAGGCAAGTTGGAGAGCGTTTGGGAATTTCATTTGCAAGAGTGAAGCAAATTGAAGAAAGCGCACTAATTAAGCTGAAACGCAGAACAGACTATGAGTAAAATTCATAGACTTTGCAAAATAACAAACTATTTATTATTGACTCATTTTCAAGGAGAATAGAAAAGATGGCTCAAAAACCCCTGTTAACCGAATCAGAGATCCGCAGCTTTATGAAACTGGCTGAGTTGCGTCCCATCGGTGATGAAAGAATTGCAGAAATGTATGGACAAATGCCCGGTGCTCGTGATGAAGAGGAAGGCGAGGAAGAAGAAGCCGGAATGGAACTCGATATGGGTGCCGAAGAAGAAGAGGCTCCTGAGATGGACGCCGAGATGGACATGGACATGGATATGGGCGACGAGCCTGCTATGGACATGGGAGCCGACTCAAAGATGGTTTCTATCGAAGACTTCATGAGCGCGCTTGAGTCCGCATTAGAGGACATTACAGGTGAGCCAGTCTCTACCGAGATGGATGGAGAAGAAATGGACATGGGTGCCGAGGAAGAGGAAGAAGCCGAGCTTCCAGCACCAGAGATGGACATGGAGATGGGTGCCGAAGAGGAAGAGGAGCCCATGATGGAGCAAGAAGATCTCGTTAACGAGGTTGCTCGTCGTGTCGCTGCTAGACTTCAAGCACAAGACAACAAAGACAAGATGGTCGATGATCTCGCAGAGAGAATCATGAAGCGTCTTGCAAAATAGTTCTTGACATTCTCTTTACAAACCATTAAATTAACCACTGGGAAACCGGTGGTTATTTTTTAGGGGACTTATGGATATTTGGTGGCTACACGCACTTGTTTTTATTTTTGGTTACGTAACCTGCAAGACGTTTTACTTTTTGAACACAACTCGCATATCATTAAAATTGATAAAATCAAGTCGTATCATCTATTTATTGATGGCTGTTAGGGCAGTTGAAAATTACCTTATGTCCCAAGAGATAATGAAGAAATATTTAAAAGAAAGCGAGCAAGACGATAAGACTTTAAAGTTGTTTGAAGACAAGTGTGAAACAGAACTTCAACACTTTAAAAAGCAAGTTGTGGATCAATTGCTGCTTCAAACACCAGACGCATTCAAACCCGGCTTGGAGTTTGGCGACTGGACTTCTGCAATGGCGCATCTTCAAAGACATAAGACAGAAGCTCTTGAATTTTGGAGGATGAGTTAATGTTAGACAAACTTAAAGATTTGATTGGTATCAAAGAAGCAGATGAAGGTCAAGTGGCTGACCAGAAGAGAGCCCAACAAATGGCGGAACTTGAAAAAGAAATTGCTCAGGCGCTTATGATGGAAATGGCTCCCCAGCGCAAAGAGCCAGATCTGCGCAGCATTGGCTTGTTTGCTGATGTTTCAGAGGAGCGAGTCGCTGAACTTATTCACGCAATGATTTACTTAAACGAAGTAAACCAAGTAAACAAAACCAAGACTCCGATAACTTTTTATCTCTCCACGTATGGTGGCTCTGCGGATGATATGTTCGGCATGTACGATATTATGCGAACAGTCCGCGAGAACACCGAGATCCATACTGTTGGTCTTGGTAAGGTTATGTCGGCAGGCGTCATTCTTCTTGCTGCCGGTACAAAAGGCAAGCGCAAGATCGGTGCAAACTGCCGCGTTATGATTCACTCTGTTATTTCAGGGAACCACGGACCACTCCACAACCTCATTAACGAGATGGAGGCAGTGGAACAAATTCAACAAATGTATATTGACTGTTTGGTTGCCGAGACTAAGTTAACCAAGAAGCAATTAAAGAAACTGCTGGAACGCAAGGTCAACGTTTATTTAACAGCAGAGGAAGCCGTAGAGTACGGCATCGCAGATATTATTATATAGGGAAGTTAAAATGGCGAATTATCAAAAAGACATGTTCATTGATGTAAGAGAACAAAAGAAAACTGATGAAGGTATTTTAGATCTAGTTTTTGAAACCATTATGGGTTCAGCCGCCAAGTCAGTAGTCACAGAGATGGCAGCGGACAGAGCAAAAGAGTTTGTCTTATCTCTGCCGAAGTTCACCCCAACAGAGTCTTGGGGAGATCCAAACTCTATGGAAAGACAGCAGATCACAAAGCTGTTTAACGCTATTGGCGGCGGTCGTTCAATCGAAGGTAAGCTGAAATTTCTTCAACGTATCGTAGACCCTAATAGCAAGATTACATCGCCACGTCGCATCATTTCTTCCATTATTATTCTGGAGTCTCTTAAGGCAGTTATTCATAGCTTTAATGCATCTTCAGCCGGCTTTGTTTTCGAAGGTTGGTTGTCTGCGCTTCTTCAAGGCACACAAGAAGCTGAGATCTCTGCAAAAGGTAATTTGCCTATTCAAGATCTTATCGCTTTCTCTGAGACTGATAGGGCTGTTCCGATCAGTTTGAAGCTCCTCAACAAGACAACCAACATCGAAGGAAGTTATACAAACTTGGTCGATGGTCTTGATGAGTTTGGCGAGATGGTCTACATCGTCGCCAGAAAAGACCCAGAAGCCGGCGGCATCAAAATTGAAAAGTTTAGGTTTGATCAAAACAACTTTATCGACGCTCTTTCAACGTCTGCTCGTGGTAGTGCAACCAAGGGTGCCCAGCTTTTTCAGTTGCCCAACAAGAGCCCAGAAGAGTCGATCGCCATTCTTAAGGCAACAGATAACTGGAATGAGAAATATGATCTTCTTCAATACACTGCTGGTTACTCCGAAAGAGTAAGAAAGAAGAGAGAGATGGCTAGCCAAACCGCACAAGCCGCACAAGAAAACCCTGATGCTGAAGACGCAATGAAGGCGCAACTTGCCGCACAACAAGAGTTAGCTGAAGCCATCAAAGAAGAATGGTCGATGCTCACCGAGAAGGTAGGCGGTACTCAATGGCATATCAGCCCAGCACAGCTTATTACTTTCGAATTTGTCGATTATCAAGAATTGGGGGAACTTCCTTTTACCGAAGAAGCTATTCTTAGTGTTGCAAGAACTCACATGGACAAGTTGAATGAAGAGATAATGCAACTCTTCACGGCAACCAAAGATCTTTCTGATAACATTAACCGTTATTTCTTGGTCGAAAAGCGTAGTACAGCCATTAACTCTGGAAACCAAGCCATTAGAGATTCGATTGAGATCCAACAAACACTTCAAGCGCAACTTCAACAACCAGATGAAGAAGAAAAAGCTTGACATTTATTTCATTTGAGGCTATAATATTAGCACAACTTTGAGGTACTAATGGGTCGAAAATACGACGACAATCAATCACTACAACAAAAAATCATGAACGGCGCAAACAAGTTAGCAGACAATGTTGCGTCAACGCTTGGACCGAGAGGTCGCAATGTTCTGCTACAAGAAAAGGGCAAGAACCCCTTCATCACGAAGGATGGCGTAACCGTAGCACATTTTGTGTCTTTGGACGATCCATTTGAGAATGCAGGCGCAAGCATCATCAAGCAAGCAGCCATTGAAACAAACAGCACTGCTGGTGATGGAACAACCACATCTACGGTCTTAGCGAGAGCAATACTCAGAGAGTCACAAAAGTATCTTGCAAGCGGACTGTCCCCAACAGAGATGCAACGAGGCATCCAACTGACCGTCAAGGAAGTCACAAAGAACTTGCGAGAGATGGCGAAGCCAGTAACCAGTATATCAGACATTGAGCACGTTGCAACTATCTCAGCAAACAACGACAGAAGCATTGGAAAGTTACTTGCAATGGCTTTTGATCGTGTAGGACAAGACGGCTCCATCACCATCGAAGAGTCACGCTCAACAGAAACTTCTTTGGATGTTACAGAAGGCTTCTCGTTCCACTCTGGCTTCACTGCTGGTGCTTTCATTACAGACGAGCGCAGAGCAGTCATGAACCACGAGAACCCGCTTGTGTTGGTCACAGACTACAAGATAAGCACCGTAGAGCAGATCCTTCCAGTGTTGGAGATGGTAGCAAGAGAAGGCAGACCGCTTGTTATTGTTGCTGACGACATTGATGGACAAGCACACGCCGCTCTCATTATGAACGCTATGCGAGGCACAATGAAAGTCGCAGCGATCAAGGCTCCATACTACGGAGAAGAGCGAAGACAAACACTAGCAGACCTTGCTACCTCTGTCGGTGCTAACTTTATCTCTCGCGAGTCAGGAAGAAAGTTACAAGAAGTGCAAATGGTTGACTTCGGAACCTCTAACTTTGTCGAGAGCACAAAGAACTCAACTATCTTTGTTGGCGGCAGTGCTGATGTAGAGCAAGTAGAAGAAAGAATAAACACCTTGAAAGCAGAGATAGAAACCACGGAGAGCTTAGAAGAGTGCGATGCTATCCAAAAGAGGATCGTCAGACTTGCATCTGGTGTTGCAGTCATTCGTGTAGGCGGAGCAACAGAAGTAGAAATGATCGAGAAGAAGCACCGTATTGAAGATGCTTTGGAAGCAGTGAAAGCAGCGCAGGACTCTGGTATCGTGCCGGGTGGTGGTTCTACTTTGCTGAGAGCATGCCAGAAGTTGTGCATTACAACCGATAACGAAAATGAGATCGATGCTACCAACCTTGCAGCAGGAATGGCTGTCGTAAAGGCTGCATGTTTTGAGCCTGTTAGGCAAATGGCTAGGAATGCCGGCAGTTCACCAGATTTAGTGGTGGAGCAAATTCTAAATGCAGACCAAGGTTTCGGTTGGGATTTTAGAGCAGATAAGTTGACAAACCTTATGGAAGATGGTATTATTGATCCAGTTAAGGTCACACTTTCTGCCCTTACTAATGCCGCAAGTTGTGCGGGCACGCTGATAACAACTAACTACGGCATCATACAAACGGAGAACGAATAATGCAGCAGGGAGATTTAGTATACATTCCATCAGAAGTATACCTTTTTGATA